TAACCCCAAAACAATTTTATGACATATAAGAACAACGACCACAAAAAGAATTTTAACGACAAAAAGAAACCTTTTGTACAACAACCATTAGGCAACAAAGTGATTGTCATAGACGGTAATTTTGATTTTGCATTACGAAAATTTAAAAAGAAAGTACAAAACTCTGGTTTAATTGATGACATAAGAAAAAAAGAATTTTTTGAAAAGCCAACTGCCGCCAGAAAAGTTAAGAAGGCTATGGCAGTTAAAAGAGAAAAGAAAAGACAGTCACTTGAGTTAAGACCTCAACGTGGTCCTGGTAGTAGAAGAAAATAACCCATGCCCTATGTAAATGTAAACAAAGGGCCAAGAAAACCCTCACGTCCACAAACATCAGGCAGATGTGAAACGTGTAGAGGCGATGGAACTGTACTCAACCCTAGCAGAACAGACGTTATGGTTTGTCCAGACTGTAATGGAGCAGGGTACTTACATGTATGTCAATTCTGTAATGGAAAAGGGTACTTACCCAAAACGACTTGAAAAAATCTAATTTATCATTATATATGATAAATAGTTGTGTGAGAAGATAGGTTTCTTATCACACGGATGCCGAAAGGGTCCAAACAATTAATCTTGCTTTATTAAAGGAGAAACACTATGACAAGCAATATACCAACCTTCCGTCTAAATCACTTAGACATTCCACAAATCAACAAATTCGGAATCGGCTTCGATTCTATATTTGAGGATATTCATCGATTAGCATCAGTAGCAGGTAAAGATAATTACCCTCCCTACAATGTAATCAAAATTGACGATGATCACTTTGCCATTGAACTAGCACTTGCTGGTATTGATAAAGAAGCACTTGACATTCAAGTAGATCAAAATCAATTAACCATTTCTACAGAGAAAGTAGAGTCTGACGAAGAACTTGAATACTTACACAAAGGTATTAGTCAGAGAGGCTTTAGTAGATCATTTACACTTGCTGATCACGTTATTGTGCAAGGTGCTGATATGGTTAATGGAGTGTTAAAGATTAGCCTAGAACGTCAACTTCCTGAAGAACTAAAACCCAGAAAGATTGACATTTCTTCAGCTAAATAGTATTATAGAAGTATGTTGTGAGCAGTTTCGACTGCTCACACTTTTTAACTTTATCAACAGGTAATCAATATGTCAGACGAATCAACACCATCAATAGAAGATAAGATTAAGCCGAACTTTGCCTTGCAAGAGCCGCCTTTATTTAAAGTAGTTTATCTTAATGACGAAGTAACAACTATGGAATTTGTAGTAGACTCATTAGTTGAGTTTTTTGATTATAATCCAGATACAGCGTCCAACATCACAACTGATATTCATGCAAATGGTAGTGCTATCGTAGCAGTCTTGCCATATGAAATAGCAGAACAAAAAGGTATTGAGGTAACACTCGATGCACGATCTAAAGGTTTCCCTTTACAGGTTAGAGTAGAAGCAGAATTAAATTCTTAAACGCTAATAGTTATTCTTTTAGGATAGAACTGCTTAACATTTTTTCCGATCAACGGATTAGCCACGACAGTCAAATCAGTTTTACGAGGTAGAAGCAGGGTTGCTTCTACTGGTTTATTGTACGATCCATAAACCCAATGTGTTACTTTACCTTCTGAATCAGCATTCAAAACAGTATCTAATGGAATCTGATCACCAACATAGGTTGGTGATTCACCAAAGTAACAATTAATATTTGGTACAGCATTTGTTACTATAACTATTTTCTTAACATCTAAATGACGTTGAAGTTTTTCAATAGTGGTATGCAAAAATGACATATCATCTAAGCGATATTGATTGTATTTTAAATCATCTATTGACACAGAAGTTCCTGGCTCGTGTGCATTTTCCCAGCAGTTAGCACCAATGATTGCTACTCCATCAACAATAATAATATTATGATGTAAAATAACAACGTTAGGTATTCTTTTTGCGATGTTTACGATATCAGCCGTGCGTTGATTGATATTTTCTAACGGGCTATTGGCATATTCTAATAATCCAGGAGTATAAAATACTCCTTGATACATAGTGCTTAAATGTTTAAGGACTCCGGCAATAGTTCCAACATCTGAACTTATATTACCAGCTAGTACACAATATAGACTTGTAGGTTTGTTCTCCCAATTAAAACTATCATTAGGTTCTAAATTAAGATCGCCTATTATGTCAAACCCGATATCGAGCATATTGATTTATTTTTTAGCCGTAGTAGGTTTTTTAGTTGTTTTTTTAGCAGTTGTTTTTTTAGCAGTTGTTTTCTTCGCAACAGTCTTTTTAGGTGTTACTACCTTTAAAGATGGTGTCTTAGGTGCTGAAGGCTTGCGGCTAGGAGCAGGCTTCGATACTACTGATTTATCTTTTTTTGACTTAACAACATAAACAATACCAATTACAACTATTGCAATTAAAATATATTCCATTTTTTTCTCCGTGATTATATGTAAATATACTAGTATTTATATAATATTATTCAGACATGATATTTTCTTTTATAAATACTTTAACACAAAGGCAACGATGTTATGAATAAAGACAAAGCCCAACAATTCTTAAAGAATTGGCTTGATGAAGATTTACCCTCAGTTTCTAAACAAAAGAAGCACCCGTTTAGGCCTACTATAACCGAGGCTAGACAAACCTGGCGAGTATTGAATGAATTGTGTTTCAACAGCGAATTAAAAATGCCAGAATTTAGTCTACACTCTCGCAAATGGTGGTGGGCAATGTGTGTTAGTAGTGGTAGCATACCGAAAGAATTAAAAACAAAATCCAATTGTGAAATAATGCTCAGTGACAAATGGTTCTGTAGACAATGGTTTGTTGATACACTTGCACATGAAATGGCACACCAATATCAATGGGACGTTGATGGACTCAAACGTGTTAAGAAGGGTTGGGATCCTATTATGTCACATGGTCCTAGTTTCTTTAAACACAGAGACAACATGAAACAAAACGGGTTACATTTAAAGATAGCACACAAAAATGACAAGTGGTTTAAGTATCAATGTCTTAAAAAATGCTGATAAATAGTATTATGAATACTGATATCAGAAACATTTTAAACTTACTAGAAGACGTGGGATTAACTGAAAGCCGTGGGCTATTGTACCGAGATAAAGGTGATGTGTTTTTTAAAGGGTCTGATAGAAACAATCCAGACGAAGAAATTGTATTTGATACAGTAACATACTACCCTGGAATGCCAGGTTCATATGAAAACACTGAAGAAACAGAAGAAGCAGTTAAAGAAATTGAAAAAGAATATCCAAATATCACCTGGATGAACAAATTTCAAAGTGGTTCTGGACCTAATGCTTCTAAAGCATTTGCTGTTGTTTCATTTGATGTTACAATTCCTGAAGCAGAGTCAAACAAAAAAATGTATTTCGGTAGATATTATCGTAATATTGTTGTAGGGCAGGCAGGTGGTTGGAAAAACGATATCGATGGTACATGGCGACTCAATAAAACCACAAGTCTTAAAGGAAGTTACTACAATTTAAAACCTGCAGATTTGTACCATGCAAACGCCACATTTAAAAAGCCTTCTGATTTATATGCAGAACTTGCTGGAGATGCAAATAATAATCCATCTGTACCAAGAATCTTACCAGGAATGAGAGAACTATTAGACGGATCTTTACCTACATTTGAAAATATTGGCGAAATGGTTACTTCTATTAGAGACGATCTAGGTGAGTCTATCGGCCCAGTTGCTTTGGTTCAAGGTATGATTACTTCAGATGGTGCAGAGGCGGCTCGAAAAGATATTCTTGGAGATAACGGAACATATGCTGGTGCTCAAATTAACTTTCCACCTTCAAAGAACAACGGCTTAGTAGATAGTTACTTATACATTGGCAAAGATATAGAAATTGGTATTTCTAGTAAGGGAGAGAAAGGTGCAAGTGCTAGTGTTAAGAATATCGCAGATGGTATTAAAGCCGCTAGAGAAAAAGGCTTAGACGATCTATTAGATCAATATGCATCACAAGTTACTATTATCGAAGACATAGGTAGCATTTCATCCAGAAATTTTCCATTGAAGTATGGACTTGAACAAGACATTATTGATGAAAATACTGCATCTGAAATAAATAATCTTATAGATTCAGGTGCTGTTACCACAGATCATCCAGGTGTACTAACACTTCAATCAGACATTAATGCTAAACGTGATAATCCAAGATACAATGCTGGCTGGCATGCAATGTCTGCCCTTGCCAAAAGAGTATCAGCAAATATTAATGCTGATCCAGAATTCGGAGAAGCATGTTTAAAATTCTTAAACACATCTCCTATTATACAATTACATTTGAATGGTACGAGTAGCGATGACAATTATAAAGTGACTGGTTTTACAAGTAAATATCCACCAGACTTTAAAGGTACAGTTGGATTAGATGCGACTAAAGTATATTCAGCAACAGGCACAAACGGTCGTGTAAGTTTTAGTTATAGTGGTAGCAAAGAAGGAGTTAAAGATCCTGCTACTGATAAAAGAGAATTAAGAACTACAGCAAAAAAACTAACTACAGGCGGTAGCAAGGATGTTACTGACATCTTTAAAAAACAACAAACAACTACAACACCTGTAGGTAGAGAAAAAAGATAATGGCAAAGAAGAAAAGCAAAACACCAATCAACGTACAGCATAGCAGAGTAGAACCATTTATCTACAACTCTACACTCGTCAAGGTAGTGGACGGAGACACGATTGATGTCACACTAGACTTAGGATTTGATGTACTATTACACAATCAAAGAGTCAGACTTGCTGGAATTGATACGCCAGAAAGCAGAACCAAAAACTTAGAAGAAAAGAAAATGGGTCTAGCCGCTAAAGCAAGACTGAAAGAGATATTAGCAGAACACAAATTTAAGATACAATCATTAGGTAAAGGCAAGTATGGTAGAATCTTAGGTATCCCTCACACAGAAGATGGACAAAACATCTGTCAAATGCTAGTAGACGAAGGTCACGCCAGAGAATATGACGGTGGCAAAAAGACTTCTTGGACTTAAACAAT